CTGGTGCTGGAGCGCCATCTGGTGAAGGCCCTCGAGGGTCTGGCGGCCGATGCTGATTGAGGAGTGCCGGCGGGCGTTCCGGCGGGGCCTGGAGCCGGACCCGCTGCTGACGGTCAGCCAGTGGGCGGACCAGCGGCGGATCCTGAGCCCGAAGGCGAGCAGTGAACACGGGCCCTGGCGGACGAGCCGGACGCCCTACCTGCGGAAGCCGATGGACGATCTGTCGGCGACCAGCACGGTGCAGGAGGTGGTGCTGGTGTTCGGGAGCCAGATGGGCAAGAGCGAGGCGCTCAACAACTGGACCGGCTACACGATGGACATCGCGCCGGGGCCGGCGCTGTTCGTGCAGCCGACGATCGACCTGGCGAAGCGCTACAGCAAGATGCGCATCGCCCCGATGATCGAGGCGAGCCCGAGCCTGCAGGAGAAGGTGAAGGCGCCGCGGGAACGGGACAGCGGCAACACGCAGCTGATGAAGGAGTTCACCGGGGGCTTCCTGATCCTCGGCGGCGCCAATGCAGCGAGCGGCCTGGCCTCGATGCCGATCCGGTATCTGGGCGGGGATGAGATCGACCGCTGGCCGGCGGACGTGGACGAGGAAGGCAGCCCGCTGGCGATCGTGACGGCCCGCACCCGGACGTTCGGCGTGCGGAAGAAGATGGCCTGGACGTCGACGCCGACGATCGCGAACCGGAGCCAGATCTGGGCGAAGTGGGAGGACAGCAACCAGCAGCACCTGCTGCTGCCCTGCCCCCATTGCCAGCACCGGCAGGGGATCGTGTGGGACCGGATCCGGTACGACCCGAAGGACCCGGGCCTGCCGAACACGCTGCACACCCCGCCGGTGCTGATCTGCGAGGAGTGTGGCGAGGGGATCGAGGAGGACACCAAGGCCTGGTGGTACGACCCGGAGGTCTTCACCGACGACTGGTGGGAAGCGACGTTCCCGGAGCGGACGGTGCAGGGCTACCACTGCTCGGCGCTCTACGCACCGCTGGGGTGGTTCAGCTGGACCGATGCGGTGGTGGGCTACGAGAAGGCAAAGGACAACCCGGCGGAGCTCAAGCCCTGGACCAACACGGTGCTGGCGGAGTGCTGGAACGACGACGGCGAGGCACCGGACTGGGAGGCGCTCTACAACCGCCGCGAGGCCTATGAGATCGGGGTGGTGCCCGATCCGGTGGTCTTCCTGACGTGCGGCATCGACGTGCAGATGGACCGCATCGAGCTGGAGGTGGTGGGCTGGGGCCGTGGGATGGAGAGCTGGAGCCTCGACTACCAGGTGCTGGCCGGCGACACGGCGCAGCCGGAGGTGTGGCGTGAGCTCAGCCGGTTCATCCGATCGGAGTTTGGCCGCGGCGATGGCCAGCGGCTGCCGATCAGGATGACGGCGATCGACTCGGGCTTCAGGAGCCAGGAGGTCTACCGGTGGGTGCGCGGCCAGGCCGGCCATCGGGTGATCGCCATCAAGGGCCAGGAGACGCAGACGGCGATCATCGGCACGCCGGCCCGGGTGGATGTGCTGCGCAATGGCCGGCCGCTGCGCGGTGGCGTGAAGGTCTGGCCGGTGGGCAGCGGCACGGCGAAGTCTGAGCTCTATGGCTGGCTGCGGCGGCCGATGCCGGATGAGGGTGAGCCCCTGCCCCACGGCTGGTGCCACTTCCCGCAGTACGGCGAGGAGTGGTTCCGGCAGCTGTGCGCGGAGCGGCTGACGAACACGGTCGACCGGCGGGGCTACACCCGGTTCGAGTGGATCAAGACCCGGCCCCGCAACGAGGCGCTCGACTGCCGGGTCTATGCCAGGGCCTGCGCGGCGCTGGTCGGTGCAGACCGGTGGAGCGACGACCGATGGGACGAGGAGGCTGCGGGAGGTGTCGCGCGGCCGCAGCAGGTCGAGACGAAGCGCGAGGACGATGCAGCAGAGTCGGCTCCGGCCCCTGCAAGGTCGTCGTTCTGGGACTGAGTAGCATGGCCGGACGGAGGTGGCCGAGATGAGCACATTCACGCAGGCGCATCTGGCGGCGATCGAGGAAGCGATTGCCGGCGGCTACATGGAGGTCCGGTACGACGACAAGCTGGTGAAGTACCAGTCGGTCGATCAGATGCTGAAGGCGCGGCAGGTGATCGCGAACAGCCTGGCCGCGGCCACTGCGCCGGCGGTTCGGATCGACTACCCCGCCGTGGTGCGCGACTACGAATGAACCCTTTCGAGCAGCTCCTGGCAGCGATCGCACCACGCGCGGCGCTGCGGCGCCAGGCAGCGCGGCTGCAGCTGGACCAGATGCGCCGGTACGACGCAGCGGCCAGGGGCCGGCGCACCGATGCGTGGATGACGCAGGGGAGCAGCGCCGATGCCGCGACGGCGCGCGGGTTCGGGGTGATGCGCGACCGCGCGCGCGACCTGGTGCGCAACAACCCGTATGCGCGGAAGGCAGTCGAGAGCTGGGTGACGAACCTGATCGGCTCCGGCTGGTCCTTCAAGGCGAAGCAGGCCCGGAAGAACGGGAAGCAGGGTGAGCGGGTGACGGAACTGATGCGGGCCTGGATGGCAGACCCGCGGCAGTGCGACTACCACGGCCTGCTGAACTTCGACGGGCTGGTGGCCCAGGCGGTGCGCTGCTGGAAGGAGTCCGGCGAGGTGTTGATCAGGATGCGGACGCCGAGCGCCGCGACGATGAAGCGCCTGGGGCTGACGATCCCGCTGCAACTGCAGGTGATGGAGGGCGACTGGATCGACGAGAACAACGACACGGTGGGCACCAGCACCGGCGCCGGCTTCACGAAGCGCGGGATCGTCTACGACTCCGAAGGCCGCCGCGAGGCGTTCTGGATCTACAACTACCACCCAGGCGAGGGCGCGGTTCAGGTCACCAGCACGGTGGCGAACAAGGTGCCGGCGGAGCAGATCATCCACCTGTTCACGCCGGAGCGGCCGGGGATGACGCGGGGCGTGAGCTGCCTGTCGCCGGTGATGGTCCGGCTGAAGGATCTGGGCGACCTGCTCGATGCCCGGCTGATGAAGGAGAAGATCGCCGCGTGCATGAGCGTAGCGATCACCGACCTGGACGGCATCGGCGATCAGAAGTCGACCGTCGGCGAGCGGATCGAACCGGGTGCGGTGGTGCGGCTGGGCCCCGGCCAGGACATCAGGACGATCAGCCCACCGGGGGCCGGCGAGCTGAACCAAGTGATCAAGACCTACCTGCTGGAGATCGCGGCGGGTGTGGGGATCACCTACGAGGAGCTGACGGGCGACTACAGCGGCGGGTCCTACACCCAGGGCCGGCTCGGCTGGATCGGCTTCCAGCGGCGGCTGGCGAGCGATACCTGGCAGGTGCTGGAGCCGCTGCTGTTCGACCGTGTGGCGGAGTGGGCGTTCAACGCCATGGGCGCGATGGGCATCGCAACCGATGGCCTCACCCCCGACTGGACCCCGCCGCGGCGTGAGCTCTACGACCCGCAGAGCGAGACGACCTCGACGTTGAACAGGATGCGTGCGGGCCTGCTGCCGCCGCAGGAGGCGATCCGCCTCGATGGGTATGAGCCGGACGAGGTGCTGAAGCTCTACGCCGACTGGAACCAGCAGCTCGATGCGGCCGGCGTGGTGCTCGACAGCGACCCGCGGAAGGTGAGCGCGGCAGGGCTGACGCAGGCGCGGCCCAGCGGGTCGGCGCTGCCGCCCACGGGTGAGCCACCGACGGAGCCGGCGCCACCGCCAGCACCGGCCGGAAGGCCGCCTGCAGGCTCACCCTAGAATCGAGGAGGCTGAGGAGTGTCAATGAGCGACGGTCTGTTGCAGACCCGGGCGATGTTCGCTCCCGAGACGATCAACGTCGAGGAGCGAACTGTTGAGCTGGTCTGGTCGACCGGCGCCCAGGTGCGACGCGCGAGCTGGTCGCGCGGCGACTACATCGAGGAGCTGAGCCTGCAGCCTGGTGCTGTTCGGCTCGACCGCCTGAACGCAGGTGGGCCGCTGCTCGATGCGCACGACTCCTTCTCGCTGCGCAGCCAGATTGGCGTGGTGCAGCGAGCCTGGCTGGACGGGAACCAGGGCCGCGCCCTGGTGAAGTTCAGCCGGCGGGATGACGTGGAGAGCATCTTCCAGGATGTGATCGACGGCATCTACCGCAACGTGTCTGTGGGCTACAAGGTCCACAAGACGGAGCGCGACGAGACCGGCCAGGTGCCGGTTGAGCGTGCTGTGGACTGGGAGCCCTATGAGCTCTCGTTGGTCCCGATCCCGGCTGATGCCGGGGCCCAGGTGCGTTCTGAGGAGCCGCCTGCAACCCAACCTGAAAAGGAACGATCCATGACCCTTCCCGCTGATGGGGTGCAGGCTCAAGAGCCCACCCAGGACATCGAGTCTCGCGCTGCTGCCCCTGCGGCCGCGCCTGCTCAGTCCACCATGACCGTCTCGGTGGTGGACGCCGAGGCCGTGCGCGCCGATGAGCGTCGCCGCACCGCCGGCATCCTCGATGCCGCCCGCAAGCTGAACGTCGGCGAGGAGCTGGCGCACAAGCTGATCGCTGACGGCGTGGCCCTCGACGAGGCCCGCATGCAGCTGATCGACGCGCAGGCGACCGAGCAGCGCAAGACCCCCGGCATCTCCCGCGTGGAGGTGACCCACGACCACGGCGAGAAGCGGGCCGCGGCCAAGCTCGACTACCTGAAGGTCCGCACCGGCCTGGCCACCCTGGACGATGCTCCGGCGGCCCGTGAGTATCGCGGCACCACCCTGCTGGACATGGCCCGCGAGTCGCTGGAGCTCGCAGGCATCAATGCCCGCGGCATGGACAAGTCGGAGATCGCGGTGCGTGCGATGCACAGCACCAGCGACTTCCCGCTGCTGATGGCCAGCATCCAGCGCGTGACGCTGAAGGCGTACTATGGGGCGGAGGTGCAGACCTGGGCGCCGCTGGCGGAGCAGCGGAACCTGCCCGACTTCCGCGAGATGAAGGAGATCGAGGTCGGCGGCCAGATGCTGCCGGAGGAGATCAAGGAAGGCGGCGAATACAAGACCGGCACCCTGCAGGAGCAACAGGGTTCCTGGAGCCTGAGCGAGTACGGCAAGAAGCTGGTGATCGGCCGTCGGCTGATCATCAACGACAACCTGGGTTACATCACCCGTGCCGTGCAGGTGCTGGCCCGTGGCGTCGCAACCTTCGAGGCCAACCAGATGTGGGGCCTGATCACCGGCAACGCCAAGTGCATGAGCGACGGTGTGGCCCTGTTCCACGCCAGCCACAACAACACCGGCACCGGCGTGATCGGTGAGACCGCCTTCTCTGCCGCGCGGCAGGCGATGCGGAATCAGAAGGACTTCACCGGCAAGAACCCGCTCTACGTGGTGCCCCGGTACATCCTGCTGCCGACCACCCTGGAGACTGCGTTCGACAAGTTCAACGCGCAGATCATTCCGAACCAGACCACGAACGTCAACATCTTCTCGGGCTACCTGCAGAAGATTGTCGAGCCGCGTCTGGATGCGTCGAGCACCGCGCAGTATTACATCGTCGGCGACTATCCCGGCGTGACGAAGCTGATCTACGGCTACCTGGAAGGTGAAGCCGGGCCGACGATCGAGTCGGAGATCAAGCGCGACCCTGACGGCATCGTGACCTACCTGCGCCACGACTTCGGCTGCGCCATCGGCCAGCACCAGGGCTTCTACCGCTCCACCGGCGCCTGATCCGCGCCCTCCCAACCAACCATCATCTGAGGGTCTCCACCCATGAAGAACTACGTGCAAGAGGGCGAATACGTCGAAGTGGCGCTCCCCTACGTCCGCAAGTCGGGCGAGGGGGTGCTGGTCGGCTCGCTGTTCGGCGTCTGCGTTGTCGACGGTGCGCAGGGTGACTTGGTGAACATCCACACCAAGAAGGTCTACGACCTGACAGCGGCCACCGGTGCCAGCACCGATGCCGCTTTCGGGGCCCTGGCTTACTGGGACAACAGCGCCAAGAAGATCACTCCGGTCAGCACCAACAACACGCTGGTCGGCATCTTCCTGGCAGCCAAGACCACCACCGATGCGGTGGCCCGGGTGCGGATCGGCTGATGCTCCCCGATCTGGCCGGCCGTGCTCTGAGGGCGGTGGTGCGGGTGATGGGGGAACCCATCACCTACCGCCGCCGGGGAGAGCAGTGGCCGGCCAGTGGGGTGTTCCAGGCAAGCCATGTTGCGCTCGATCCCGAGACAGGCGTGCAGGTGCGATCCACTCAGCCGGTGCTGCTGGTCAACGCCGCAGCCCTGGCGCTGCGGCCACAGCAGGGCGACGAGGTGGAGGTGCGTGGCAAGATCTGGCAGGTGCGCGACCCGCAGCCTGATGGCCACGAGGGGTGGCTGCTGATGCTCCATCGTCTGCCGGAGCCGGCCGTGTTCCAACCGGGTGTTTTCGAGGCTGGAGTGTTCGCCTGATGCCGCTGAATCTGATACGCCGCCTGGTCAAAGGCACGCCGCTGACAGCAGCGGAGCACGACGGGAACCTCGACAAGATCGAGGAGGCGATCGAGGAGATCGAGCTGACGCCAGGCCCTGCGGGCCCACCGGGGCCAACGGGTCCGGCTGGACCGGCCGGCCCGGCTGGCGCGACAGGGCCAGCTGGGGCCACCGGCCCTGCGGGTCCTGCAGGGCCGCAGGGGCCGAAGGGAGACCAAGGCGACCCGGGCCCTGCGGGCGCGACGGGTCCAGCCGGGGCGACTGGCCCGCAGGGCCCCGCCGGTCCAACTGGGCCTGCAGGTGCCACGGGTGCAGCGGGGGCGGCCGGCAGCAGCGCCTACCAGGTGGCGGTGGCCGGCGGCTTCGTTGGCACCGAGGCTCAATGGCTGGCGTCGCTGGTCGGCGCCCAGGGTGCTCAGGGCGCCACGGGCCCAGCAGGCCCAGCCGGGCCGCAAGGACCGCAAGGACCACAAGGCCCCCAGGGCGCGACCGGTGCAACCGGCCCCGCAGGGGCCACTGGTCCGCAGGGCCCTGCCGGCCCTGCTGGCGCCGACGCCACCTACAGCGATGCCACGCCCCAGGCGCCCGGCACGCCCTCGGCAGGAACGGCGAACAGCGCCTCGCGCGCTGACCACCGGCACGCGCTGCCCCCTCTAGTCTCCACGTCCTCTGCCGGCCTGCAGCCCGCCCAGGGCTTCGGCACCATCGCTTACGCGGCGGATGTTGAGCTGGACCTGGCCAGCTTGAACGGCCAGATCAACACCATCACGCTGACCGGCCCGCTGGGCCTGACCACCATCAACCGCGCGAACGGCAGGGCCACGGTGCTGCGGCTGATCCCTGGCGCATCGGCCCGGACGCTGACGGTGCCGGTGGGGTGGGTGTTCATCGGTGCAAAGCCGGCGACGATCAGTGCGAACAAGACGGCGATCCTGTCGCTCACGGCGTTCGGCACCGCCAGCGGTGATGTTCACGCCGTCTACGCGGAGCAGAGCTGATGACCGATCTGATCCGCCTCAACCCGTTCCGCTGGCCCTACAGCCTGGCCCAGCTCCGCATCGACGAGCCGACTCGCTCATTCAGCCCGGCGCCCAGTGATCGCGAGTACGCCGAGTTCGACTGCTACCGGAAGCAGCCACAGCCGCAGCCCGAGTACGACCCGGCGACGCATCGCGTGATCGAGGTGCAGCCGGCCCTGGTGGGCGGCCAATGGCTGCAGCAGTGGGAGCTGGTGGAGCTGACGCCCGAGGAAGCCGAGGCCTACTACCGGGCCACCCATCCGCCCCGCTGGATCGAGTTTGGCAGCGTGGTGATGGCCGACGCCAGCATCAACGCCCTGCTTGCCACCGCGCTGCAGACCTCCCCGGCGCTTGCGATGGCGCTGCCGGTGGGACTGGGCCAGGCAGCGCAGGGCGATGCTCGGGTGTTTCTGGCCGCATGGCAGACCGCTCGCGGCGCGGGGCTGGTGGCGCCTGAGCTGGTGACGGCGCTGCAGATGATGGCCACGTCGCACGACCTGCCACCGGAGTTTGTCGCTGGACTGGCAGGACCGCCGCAGCTCTGGGCCTGGCCCGAGGCGCCCAGCCGTGGCGACGACTGGACCGGCCCCGATGGGTCGCGGTGGGCGTGGGATCAGCCCCGCGCCAGTGACGGCACCTACCTGGCAGACGATCCGGCGACGCCGGGGCAGGAGTCGGCGCTGCGGTGGATTCCGGTGGAGGGTGAGTGATGTTTGATCTGTTTGATCAGGCTTTTCTGGCGGCGGCAGTACCTAAGGGTTTTGCTGCTACTGGTGGAACTGTTACAGACATTGTTGATGGCGGGCTTGCTTATCGTGTTCACTCGTTCACGACTGTTGGCACGTCAACGTTTGAGGTAACGCGCGGAGGTGATGTTGAATATCTGGTTGTTGCTGGTGGTGGGGGTGGTGCTACTGCAGGAGGTAACTCAAGCGGCGGGGGCGGCGGCGGCGCAGGTGGATTTAGAGTTGGAACACTTAGCGTCGCACCTGGTAGTTTCTCCGTAACCGTAGGCAGTGGAGGCGCTGCAGCCGCATCTGGAAGTGGAATAAGGGGCACGAGCGGAAGTAATTCCGTTTTTTCAACTATCACGTCAACTGGTGGTGGCGGCGGTGGAGATGAAGGAAACTCTAATGGCTTGAGTGGTGGATCGGGAGGCGGCGGCTCAACGCTTAATCCTGTTACGGGAATCGGCGGTTCTGGGAATACCCCAGCAACGTCACCATCCCAAGGAAACAACGGTGGCAACGGAAGTGCAAGCGCTCCCAATTATGGAGGCGGCGGTGGCGGCGGCGCAGGAGGCGCTGGCACAACGGGGACAGCTACAGCCGGAGGTAATGGTGGAGCCGGGACTTCTTCCTCCATTACCGGGGTTTCAGTCACCTATTC